GATCTTTACGAACGCCTGTCTTACTACATGATCTCGGCAAGCTGCCGCATTGCTGAAGAAACTGGTAAGAAAATGCCTTATTTCGATAAAACGAAGTGGGCTCAGGGTATAATGCCTTGCGACACAGCAGTTCCCCTTCCTTTTTTATCTGATCCGAAACTTGATTGGGATACTCTCCGAGAACGAGTTCTACGATTCGGTTTGATGAATGGAACCCTTCTTGCTCAAATGCCTGTAGAATCTAGCTCTATTACGCAGGCTTCAACTAATGGGGCAGATCCTATTCGAGACTACTTATCTACTAAGCAGTCTGGATCTGGTAACATCAAGGTTCTTCCACCTCATTGGCCTAGAAACAGAGCATACTACACGACAGCATTCGAAATGTCTGATCAACTGCACCACTTGCGATTGTACGCTGCGATGCAGAGATTCATCTGTATGAGTATCTCAGCGAATCTCTATATGGATTATGCCAACTATCCAGATGGTAAGATCCCTCGTTCTGAGATCGTTAAACAGATGATGTATGCTCACAAAGTAGGTGTCAAGAATCTGTACTATCTGGTAACGCCAGACGGTACAGACGATCAGACGGTAGAACAGTCTGGATGTAGTGGTGGAGCCTGCTCCATCTAATGTCCGGATATGTCCATATTCGCCAGAATTCCATAAAAGACCAATGTTTTTCAACTCGCAAATGTCCGGATATGTCCGGATAGGGAACAAATGAAAGCAACTATTTTGAATAGGAGAGTGGTTGACAATAAGACTCAGCCACTCTTCTTGGGCGAAGACCTATCAATTCAAAGATACGATGATCCAAAATATCCTATCTTTCTTAAGTTGTACGAACAACAGCTTGAATTGTTCTGGACTGCTAATGAATTTAGCCTTGGTCAGGATAAAACCGATTTCAAGGCGATGACTCCTAATGAGCGATTCATCTTCACGTCTAATCTGCAGTATCAGACTCTACTTGACTCAGTCATTAGTCGTGGCGTTCCAGTCCTTATGGACCACGTCACGAATACCGAGCTAGAGACCTGTATGGCCGCTTGGGCGTTGTTCGAGAACATTCACTCGACTTCGTATTCTACAGTCATTCAGGCTGTCTATCCAGACGCTAATGCGATCTTCGATGGTATTCTCGCGAATGAAGAGATCATGAAGAGAGCGGAAGTAGCTGCACAGCAGTATGACAACCTGAAATTCGGTTCTCGTGATAAGCGAGAACAAATCTATCTCACGTTGATCAGCATTAACATCTTAGAGGCACTACGCTTCTATGTCTCTTTCGTTTGCTCTTTTGCGTTCGCAGAGAACAAGAAGATGATTGGTAATGCTAAGATCATCAGTAAGATCCGTGGTGATGAAGCCATCCATCTGACAATCACCAAGTCAATCATCGACATTCTCCATAGAGATCCTTCCGAGGGTTTCGTTGAAGTTTCAGCGAAGCTGAAGGATGAAGCATACCAGATGTTTCTGGATGCCGCCCAGCAAGAGAAAGATTGGGCTACATACCTATTCAAAGATGGATCTATTATTGGTCTGAACGAGAAGATCCTACATGGATATATCGAATGGTTGACAGATAGTAGATTGGCCAATCTGGGTTGGGAGAAGCACTTCGGAACTAAGAATCCGATTGGTGGATGGATCAACAACTGGATGAATCCTAAGTCTAAGCAAGTCGCACCACAGGAAACGGAGTTGGATAACTCCTACAAGATTGGTGCTTCGGTTAACGATATCGCACAGATGGACTTTTCCTTCTTGGAGTAAATATGGCTAGACACCTAATTATAGAAAGGAATGGTATTACTCACAAAATACCATGTTCTTCGGTTAAGCCAGTGCCTAGCGATGGGTATTCGATATCAAAACGGGCTAAATACTTCACGGCGATATCAGTCGTAGGAGCGGAGAAGGGAATAGAAATACATGTTAATGGAGTGAAGATCGTATTTCATTGTGTACACGATTTTGGGATTGGCGAAATCAAAGATTGCGGAGTAATATATGACCAACTTCTGGCATAGATGGATACCAAAGTTTTTCTACAAGAAATACGATGGTGGTCAAGAGTCTGGAGTTATCGGATATTTCCTTATTGAATGGAAAGCCCTGTTCTCAGTTGGCATCCTCCACTTCAAGAAAGGTTCGCGGGAAGCATATCATTCTCATGCCTTTAACGCTATTACTTGGTGGCTCAAAGGTAAAGTCACCGAGGAAAAGTTCTTAGGACAGAAACTTGATTTCGTTCCTTCGTGGAAACCTAAACTTACCACGATGGATAATGTTCACAAGGTTTACGCTCATGAGGAAACTTATGCGTTAACGATCCGTGGTCCTTGGAAAGACGAATGGATCGAATGTAGACCTAGCAAAGAGATGAATGGTTCATACGACGTAGTCGTATTAACTCATGGTCGAAAGGTATTAGATTTCAAACTCGATAGTGAGGCTTGCAAATGAGCGAACGAAGAAAACTGCGAAGAACAGAATACGTAAAACCTGAAACAGATCGTCCAGCTAAGACCAAGGGTCTCAAGCCCATGAACGATGCTCAGGAAGAATATATTCGGTTGATTGCAGAAAATCAGGTTGTTGTTGCTATTGGTCCTGCTGGATCTAGTAAGACAGCTATTCCCGCTTATCTAGCTTGTGAAAAGCTAATTAGTGGCGAAGTTCAGAGGATCATTATTTCTCGACCTATCGTAGAGTCTGGAAAAGGACTTGGTTTTTTGAAGGGTAGCCTACTAGAAAAGTGCGACCCATATATGAAACCTCTTACAGATGAATTGGGCAAGTGGCTAGGTCAAGTACGTTTGGCCGAAGCTATGAAGACTGGTGAAATCGAAGTATGTCCTCCAGAATTCATGCGTGGACGTAACTTCCATAATTGCTTCATCATCGTCGACGAGGCTCAGAACCTTACTCTCAATCAGCTTAAGATGATCCTATCCCGTCTGGGTAAGAGATCAAAGATGGTTATTAACGGAGATCCAGACCAAACTGATCTTCGACACGACGAGAGCGGTGCTCTTACATTTATGTATGAGCGATATGCTGATCTCAAAGATGTAGGACGTATCCGATTCACAAAATCAGATATCGTTCGTAACCCTCTAATTTGTGCTCTTTTGGAAAGGTTGCCAGATGAAGATTTTTACAATACGCTATGCGATGACCGATCGGACTGGTGATATGGCTGGCAAAATGTTTGTGCCATTCAATTCGAAGCCATACTACAACAAGAAGCACGAAGCCAATAAAGCAATCACCGTTTTCCTCCGTAGCAAACGAAATAAAGGTTTGCACGGTGAGGATTTTTGGATCGTGGAAAATGAATTGGTAGAGACTAATATCTACCCTGTGAGGTAATATGATATATGAGTATGGTTGTCCCTGCGGACATCAGGAAGAGCGAGAGGAACCGATTGGGGCAGGTAAAAAGAAAAAGTGCCAAGCTTGTGGGAAGAGATCGCTCGAAAGAATGATCTCGGCCACTATAGGCTTCTGTCGCAGAGAAGCGAAGACAATCGGTCAGGTAATGGATAGAAATGCCAAAAAGCTTGGTCGTTATGAAAAGGACAGTTTGCGTAAGGACTATGTTGAATCTGGACAAGAAGCCAGAGATAAGAAAAGGAAATCCGAACAGGAGGAGATTCGAAAGGTCTCTAAAATGTCGGAGTCACAGAAGCAGAGGTATATTACAGATGGCTAGTATAGCCCAGTTGTTTGTCAGTCATCAGCCCTTCGAGATGATAGATGGCGTACATATGGTCCCATGTCAAAGTTCTCTGAAGAAAGTTCTATATACCATAGTTGCTAGCGATGAAGCAGAACTTAATGATCACATTCTCAAAATCCAACAATTGGTAGGTGACTATGTCAGAAACATTCCTAAATAAGGACGGAGAAGAAGTTGAAGATGGATCTACCGTAGTAGCTAAAGAGCGAAACGGTATTCACTTCGTAAGAATCAGTCGTGGAGTACTCCTTGATCCAATCGGAGTCGACTCAATGCGTTTTAGCACTTCGGAATTCAAACGTGTTTCCGAAGATACTTTCAGGGTTTATGTTCAATACCTGAAAACCAAGAACAGTCTCAAGTACACACAAGCGGAGAGATATTACCGTGAGCAGAACTAAGCTAACCGAAGTTGATAAATTTTACATTGCTGGTAACCCAGAGAAAGGCGTTACTGAACTGGCTGAGATCTTAGGTGTTACAGTTTCTTCAGTTAAGAAACATATGACATCTATCAAGGTCGAGGAACCAACTCAGCCGAAGACAGTACCAAATTCGCACCTGATTACTAAGACCGCGAATGGTCGCGGTGGTGTCGTTATTATGACAGAAGCTGCCTCTATGCACGCCGACGATACTCCAAAGAAAGGATCTGTTGGGAAAAAAGACAATGTTCACACCATCCGATAAACCGTGTCTGAATCCTGACTCATTCGTAGCAGTATATTCGGACTCTAATCCACTATGGACCGTCTATCTATCCAACGGCGAAGTCTGTTATCAAGACGACGATAGACCGGGGATGCATAGAAGTGCATGGTTAAGGGTCAAGAAATACTGCTACGACAATGATCTTGATGTTGTAAGAGTGAAGTTCAGATTCGCCGGTTATGAATACATGGCGTTCCAAGACCCCAACCTAGAGAGTGAGGGTGTTTACTTCTCTAAGGGATCGTCTGCACTACTCACAGATACATCTCAAAAGACTTGGGATCTATATGTGATTGGCTCGATCGAGTGGCCTTTTATGGACGTTGTGAAGTACGAAGTTCCAACTTTGGGCGTACATTCTTCGCATCGCCGGGATATAATAGAGTCGAACGAAACGGCAATTATTTACCATAGGAAATGTCGTCATGAGCGAGAAAAAGTATACTTCCCAGAACACTGGACAGGAGATAACTGCAGCAGCGTTCATAGCGGAGATACTGTGCTTGAGGAAGTGCAAGAATGAGGCTACTACACTAGCTTTCAAGTATTGGAACACTCCCAAATGGAAAGCACATTTTCGATCTCAGATTACTCGTGCTCAGCAACTATGCAATCAGTATGGAGAAATCCCAGTCATTCGAGCAGTGCAGAAGAATAGCTGGGTTTACTCTATCAGACTTAAGTCCTTTGAAAAGAAGATCGAGATCGAAGCAAAGATCTACGAAGAAGAGCTTAAGAACAGAGTTGTACCTGAAATCAAGATAGTCGAAGACGCCAAGACCATGCCGTCGATACCAAGGAAACCAAATCTATTCGGAGAAATTTAATGGCAAAGAAAGGTGCTAAAGAAGACATAGTTGACGGACTGAAGATTGATCAGAAGCTCATCTCTACTCTTGAGAAGGAATTCGGTAATATCAGTCGCACCGGACGCGAAGTTCGAGACGCTAGTAAAAATCGACATGTTATTCCCATTAGCCCAGCACATGATATGGCTCTTGGTGGAGGTGTCCCAGAGGGGTCTTGGGTACTTATCAGCGGAGACGAAAAAACTGGAAAGAGTTCTAGTTGCCTATCTTTGATTCGTAATGCCCAAAAACCAGAACACGGTGCTAGACATACCCTCTATCTCGACACAGAGGGGCGACTTAAGGATATGCTTCTTGACGGTATTCATGGTCTGAATCAGGATATGATGACTATCATCAGTTCTGACGAGAAGGCTCTTCCTGCGGAAGAATTCCTACGCATTGCAGAAGCTTACATGAAAGATAATGAGGGTTTGATTATTGTAATCGACTCTATTTCATCTTTGATTCCAGCTAGAGATCTAGCAGAGGAAATGAGCGGAGAAAGACGTCCGGGACTTCCTAAGTTGCTATCCAACTTTACGAAGAGACTCGCTGGTATTGTTCCTCGTAAGAACCATATCGTGATGATGGTCACACACTTCATCGCTAATCTTGGTGCTGTAGGTAACGCTCCCAAGTATGTCGCTGACGGTGGTACTAAGATTCGATATCAAGCTGACACCATGCTCGAAGTATCCTATACTCAGGGATGGGAAGACTCAGAAAAGAATCAAATCGGACAAATTGTACACTGGAAGATCGGTTGTTCAGCAGCCGGTGGAAAGCCAAGAACTCAGTATACTTCCTATCTTCGATACGGACACGGTATTGATGAAGAGTTCGAGATTATCGCAGAAGCTGTTAATCTGAATATCATCGCCAAAGCTGGGTCTTGGCTATCGTATAAGGATCAGAAGTATCAGGGAATGGCAAATTTTGCTGAAGCTCTGAGAGCTATGCCAGAAATGAAGAAAGAAATCGAGGATGAAATCAAGGTTCTATTATGCGAGTAACCGGACTAGATGGTAAGGAATACAATCTTCGACTTACGAATTCCGAACCAAAGTCTAGTCTACACAAAAAAGCATTGAACATCACTAGGGGTATATTCCCTAGTGATACAATCTTAAACGAAGTCTCGTTGCCGGGAGCAGGAAATAAGGTCACAAAGTCGCTATATGCTGACATCATGATTCCTTCACGACGTTTGATCATAGAGGTTCATGGTGAGCAACACTACAGCCGAGTGCCCTTCTTTCAGCATACGCAACGAGACTTTTTGATGGGTCAGATGCGAGATAGACGTAAGAAGGAATGGTCGGAATTGAATGGCTTTACGGTAATAGAATTACCGTTTGATCGCGAAAGCGAATGGGAGAATATGATAAATGGTTATTACTCGTGAAGAAGTCGCCAGACTTGAAGCAAAGTACACAGAAGAGTTGAAAGAGCAATTGATAGGTCTAGGACATACTATAGATCCGGCTACAACCTTGCCGACCATGAGCATAGCGTCATCTATGGAACACGAAGACTCAAATGTTGCATTTGCAGTACCACTGTATCTAGTACTAAATAAGCTTCGTGCATCTCAGGCTAGCACCATCATCGATAATTTCGGAGTATTCTTTGATCCAGAATCTGCCAGAAGATACAATAAGCCTGCTGCATACGCTTGGATTTCATATGTCCACTATGTCGCTGACAAAGTCTAGGAGAGCAGTGTGCTAACTAAAGAAGACGTCATCACAGTAAATTCATGGCATAATCTAGCAGATGAAGCGTGGGAAGGTGGACCACTGCCAAAGTCATCTCTAGTCTGCGTCATTCCTGAAAAGCTAGCTGAATTTATCAAGCTGGTTATCGCTGAAAAGTCTCAGAAAGAATACGTAATCATCAGCACTGCCAGCGACTATGGTCTAGTCTCACAGGAAGATCATCCGGTCAATGCTGACTTGACGCCTTGGTTGCATTTCCTAGCATCTCAGCGTGGAGATAAATATCACGAGGGCGATCAATACGAAGCGATCGAAGTCCTACCTCGTTGCGATACAGAGAAGTGTAACCCGAACGATCTCATGAGTCTGAAGTGTGCTATGTTTACTCATAGTACCTTTCCATATATTCCCAAGAACGTATGGATCATGACTACGAATACAGATCTGAGACATCCCAGAGTAATCAAACTACCATTCGGAATAAGACCATCAACCGTCGACTCAATGGTGGAACTGCACAACCAATTCTTCACGGTCCCTAAGTTTGACAAGTTGTATGTGAATTTCAGTGCATACACGTTACAGCGTAGAGATCTTCTTTTGAGCTACGGGAATAGACGGGATGAAGCCTTTATCCATTTCGAATTATCTAAAGGGTGGGAAGAATACATCTCAAATATGGCTGGATGCAAATTCGTTCTCTCTCCTCAAGGAAACGGAATTGATTGCTATCGTAATCTGGAAGCTCACTATGTTGGCTGTGCCCCAGTGATGGAAAGTAGTGAAGCCAGCGAGTTGATCAGAGTTCCTCATTTCGAAGTAGACAACATGTTCGGTTTGAAGAAAGAGAGTCTTCTTGGGTTCGAGCCGATAGAATTAAGTAATTGGGCCAGATTATCTTTCTGGAAGGAAGCAATTCATGACTTCAGACGAAATAGTAGAGTATAGGTTGAATCATGGTATTGATACCTCTAAGCACGTAGTGAAACCCACGAGGGACTCACTTATGGACGATGCTCAGAGGATCTTTGACCTAGAGTACGACGCTATACGCGATATGTCTCCATCTGAGGCAATAGCATCATCCTTCGTGATGAGACAATATGCTGTATTCCTCGGTGGAGAAATAGCGAAGATCAATCTCATTCTACAAGCCTGCGAAGACGGAATCAACTCTATCCATGCACTGATGATCAAGCGTGGTGAGTTTGAGAAGTATATGTCTCGGGAATTGCAAAGGGCTCAAGTTATCAATGAAAACTCGTCAGCACAGGCTTATGAAAAGCTTCGTCGTAAAGCTGCGGATACCAAACTCATGTCCCAATATGTACTTGAGGACGTTCATAAAATGGCAGAATTGCTAGGGAGTAAGAGATATGGCTCTTGATACAGATAAAATGGAATCACTACTAATACAGATGCTTGGCGTCATCAGGGATTCGAAGGAAACGCCGGTAGTAGAAGAAGCCCCTAAAAAGAAAAGAGGGCGTCCAAAGGGCTCCAAGAACGTTGTAGAGCCTGTTCCTGTCGCTGAGGCATCTGACGGACTGACTCATCAGATAAAAGGAAAAAGGCAAGAGGTTTCTCGTAAGCCATTGGCTGGACAGAAAAACCTGTTCAATCCAGCCGATTACAAAACCTGTGAAGACGAGGGATCATCAGAATGGAATAGGTTGAAAGATGGTGGGATTGTTAGATCCCAAAAACGCACTTTCGAAGTAGAGTGCCAGTGTGAGGAATGTAATAAGAAGTTTACTGTGCTTAAGGAATTAGCAAGAGAAGGGTGGAAATGCGACAGGTGCGTGGAGCAAAAGATAAAGAAGTAGCAATATTGTGGGACGAAAGTGCCGAAAGCGGCGTACTTTCAGCGTTAATGAGGTTCGGATCAGATGCCTACTCTGATATCTTTGATATTATCAGTGGCGAATCATTCTATGATCTGAACAATCAGGCAATTTTCAAGTGTATGGCGAAAGTTCTATCGTCAACACAGAAGGTCGATATCCCATCTATTCTGTCAGCCTCCAAAGGGCTAGGACTAGAAGAGTGGGTGAATACTGGAGAAGTGGTTGATTATCTCAAAGAGATTGGTCACGCTCCAGTGGAGTTGACCTCTGTCAGAAACCTAGCTGCAGTTATCAAGAGATTTCAGTTCGGTAGAGAACTGCAAAATGCTGCTAGAGATGTCTATTCAGCAGTATCGAAGATGACTGGCTCCGAGAGCCTCATACAAATCCTATCTATGGCAGAGTCACCAATCCAACGGGTGTCTATGGCATATCAGGGTTATGAAAGCAATAGACCAGTAGAAATCAACAAAGAAGTTCGAGAGTATATTGAGCACGTTGCTAAGAATAGAACTGATACTGTTGGATTGTCTACACCATTCCCGATCTATGATGACGCTATCGGTGGTGGGCTCAGACGCAAGTGTGTAGACATCATCGGTGCTAGAACTGGTGTAGGTAAGAGTACTGTTGCAGACTGCGTAGCACTGCACAATGGTAAGAAGGGTGTTCCAGTACTCATCCTCGATACAGAAATGGGAGTGCATGACCATTTCAATCGTATGGTTGCAAATATCTCTGGTGTAGGATCTAGAAAAGTCGCACAAGGACAATTCATAGATAAGCCGGAAGATGAACGCAAGGTATACGATGCTATCTTCGCTATCGAGTCTATGCCTATCACATTCATCAACATCAGCGGCAGATCTACTGAAGAAGTCATGGCTCTTGCACGGCGATGGGTTGTTCAGACCGTTGGATTGGATGCGAATGGAAACACGAACGATGCACTGATGATCTATGACTATATCCAGACTACTAGCTCTGCTGATATTGGTCAGAACCAACAGGAATATCAGACTCTTGGGTTCTTGACGAAGGCTATTCACAACTTTGTTGTAGAACATGATATTTCGTGTATGGCTTTCGTCCAGTTGAATCGTACTGGTATTTCTGTGGATACTCTTGATGCTGTCAGCGGTTCTGATAGAATCTCCCAAATTGGTACTTCGGTATCATTTTTCAAGGAAAAGGGAGAAGAAGAAGTAGCGAACGATGGCAAAGAGAATGGTAACAGACGTATCTCAATCGCCAAAGCTCGTCACGGTGCCGGATTACCAACCGATTACATTAATCTACAGTTGCATGGAGATGTGTCCAGAATTGTAGAAATCGGTACACGCAACTCTATAGGCAGGGAGAAGAATGGTAAACGTAGTGAGTTCGAAACCGAGAGAGAAGAACGAGAGTTTTAATCTATCGTCGATCAAAGATGGGTTGAAACATCATCTACATGACGTAGTTGCTTACCTTGGCCTAAAGCTGGAAAAGAACGGTAGTCTCCTGATAGGCTGTTGCCCCATACATGGTGGTGACAATCCTACAGCTTTCCAGATTCAGACCGAGGGGCCTTACCGTGGTAAAATACAGTGCTGGACTGGTTCTTGCAACCGCGACGGCACCGATCTTTTATCTCTCATCATGCGAGTTCGTAAAGTATCCTTCGTGGAAGCTGTCAAGATTGCCAAAAGCATTATCGGTAATAGCTATACTCCAGCCTCTGCCCCTTTTTCTTTTATCTGTCAAGACTCCTTAGACGACGATGTAGAACCAACCATACTGGTTGGACAGTACAGTCGCAAAGCCGTAAGGAATTTGCTAGAGATACCGTCTCCTTATTACTATAATCGCAGATTTTTCGATGCGAAAATTCTAGACGATTATGATGTTGGAGATTGCTGGGTCAAGGGCAATAGGATGCGTGGTCGAACTGTCTTTCCAGTATATGACAAAGACTACCTATGTGTCGGTGCAGTTGGCCGGAAAATCAGCGATACGTGGGATACGATGAAATGGAAAAACTCGAAAGGATTCAAAGCTTCCAACACTTTTTACGGCCTTTGGAACTATAATAACACTGGTCGGGCCATCCTCGTGGAAGGTCAAGGGGATCTTATCAAATTGCGTCAAGCAGGATACTCAGATTCCCTTGGAATGTTCAAGAAGTGTACCTCCATCAATCAGCTTCGTATTTTGAAGAGTATGGGAGTGACAGATCTTCTGGTCGTAACCGACAACGATAAGGCTGGACACGAAGGTTACAAGTCTGTGGAAACGTTGGCAGGATCTCATTTTAAGGTGGAGCGATATATCCCGAAAGGTAAAGACTTCGGAGAAATGCATCCAGAGGACTTGGCGAGATTATGTCTGTAGTGAATATGTATGATCTATCAAAAGATCAATCAAATCTGGTTCACATAGGAAGACCGTCGAAGTGGGGAAACCCCTTCAAGATGAAAATTGATAGGTACAAGGGAGAGCTTAAGGGCGAGAGAGAAAGAGTCGTCCTGATGTACCGTCTATGGATTAACTCCCAACCACAACTTCTTAGGGCACTACCAGAACTCAAGGGTAAAAACCTAGGTTGTTATTGTGCTCCGAAAGCGTGTCATGGAGATGTTCTGTTCGAGATGGCTAATAGCCGTTACATCATGAATTGGTTTTCGAACATGACTCCTATGGACAGCCCGTATGAATACCAAGGGGTGTTATACAGGACTAGTGAAAACTTCTATCAAGCTATGAAGTTGCCAAAGGATAGGATCGATCTTCGGGCAGAAATTGCAGCTATGAGTCCGTATGCTGCGAAAAAAGCTATCCGAAATACTGAGAAATACCTATGGAGAGAGGATTGGGACAAGCAAGTTTCTATTGATGTGATGACTCATATCATAGCACATAAATTTGCTCCGGGAACATCTTGGGCTCGCAAACTCAAACTTACATCGGATTGGGAAATTACAGAATGGAATAACTGGAATGACCTATTCTGGGGTAAAGATCTGAAAACTGGAAACGGCCAGAATCATCTTGGTCGAATACTTATGCAACAACGGGAGAAAATATGACAACGATTCTAGCGATAGGTGGTAAGATTGGTTCCGGAAAGACGACTCTGAGTCGGTATCTTCACGGATACTTCATGAAGAATGTGATTCCAAATCCTACCGATCACAACGTACGAGGCATAATTGGCTCCTACATGATGGATGAGGAAGGTAATCTGTGGGTTCCTACTGAGAATGATCAGTATGGAATTTTCGATCCAGACTCTCGTCAGCCGGAAGTAGTTGACTTCCTTTCCAACATCGTATGGCCATACATCAAGTCCTACAACTTTGCCGGATGTCTAAAGAAGATCTGCAAAGATATGTTCGGTGCGACAGACGAGCAACTGTATGGTACGCAAGAACAGAAGGCAACTCCTATTGAGGGCTTGCTGTGGGAAAACATGTGCGGAGCAATCGCTCCGAAGTCTAACAGAACTAAGAAAGAGCTTGAGCTAATTGAGGAAGCTAAGCTTGTCGAAAGGTCTGGTCCAATGACTGTGAGAGAACTCATGCAGTATTTGGGCACAGATGTATTCAGACGGGCGAATAACGAGTGCCACGCTAACTCATGTTTGAGAGCAATCAAGGCCGACAATCCAGCATTTGCTATTATTGGAGACTTAAGATTCAGAGATACAGAAGTTCCAGCAGTAAAAAAGAATGATGGTCTATGCCTGTATCTTACTCGTGATATCTACGGTAATACCCATGCTAGCGAAACCAGCATCGGGCCAGAAGACTGCGATATCGTTCTCGATAATCAGAATCTGACAATTCAGGAAACTTGCGAGGCTGCTATTGCTTCGCTTCGTACACACGGTGTGCTATGATAGTGTGCTACCTTCGTTCTTCCTCGGTAGGGACGTATTCTTTTTGTCAAATGAAATACTTCTTCGCTTATGTCTTAGGAATGAAAGACAAGGAGAATCGTAAGGCTATTAAAGGCACGGTGATGCATAAGTGTCTTGAAGTCCTTGGACGAGTCAAGATGGCTCAAGACAAGGGAAAGAAAACGGTTGTTGATGAAGAGTTTGGTAGACTTAACATCGCCAAGCTGACGCTTGAGAAAATCAACGACCTTTCCTTTGATTACTATTCGAAAGCTTTCCATCCTCTTTTACTAGAGGAAGATAGAGAGGATTGTCTTGAATGGTTGAAGAAAGCGTTGGAACATAAGGAAGGTGCCTACGATCCACGCAATCAGAAAGTTCACAATGTTGAAGAGTTCTTCGAGATCGAGATTCCTCATGATTGGGCTAGGTTTTCCTACAAGATTGAAGATCAAGAAATCGTAGGACAGCTTGGGATCAAGGGTACTGTAGACTTGATCTTTCATGAGGAAGACAATACATATCACATTCAGGACTATAAGTCAGGAAGAAGGTATGATTGGGGAAAGGATAGGGTCAAGGAATATGCTGACTTACAATCCGATAAGCAGTTGTTGTTGTACTACTACGCTATGCGGACCAAATATCCAGATCGAGAATTCCTAGTATCTATTTACTACGTGAACGATCATAAGATTGATGGTACACTCGTCAAGGGTGGAGTTTTCACAATGGCTTTTGATGATGACGATTACCTCAAGGCCGAGCAAATGCTCAGAAAGGAATTCGAAAGCATCAAGAATAATGTCGCACCTTCGGTTTTAAGCCCAACCTGTTCACATTGGAAATGTAAAAGCTTATGTGCATTCAGTCACCCTAATCCAAACATCGACCCCGAGAAGCCAGCTTGTATAGCTATTAGGGAACAGATAAAAGAAAAAGGGATCGATTGGGTAACAGCACAGTACGCGAATAGACAGAAGCTGACTACTTACGGAAGTGGTGGTGGTCGTCTTTCAGATGAAGACAAAAATGCGGAGAAAGGATCTTGACAATGTCGACAAAGGATGATACAATGGTTCTAACGGCACAAAACGTTGCCGATCTTATGCAAATGCTTGGCGTCAAAGGTCACATTTCCGGTGGAAGCTGGGATACGATGAGCGAGATGACCAAGCAGTTGTTCATTTACAGTATTGTGTGTTTGCATTTTTCAAAGGACAAGGCTCATGAGTCAGACCCAGTTGTCGATCGTGGTTGATAAGAGTGGTTCAATGTTTCATCAGAGTAGAGACGCTTCAAACGCTATCAATGCTCTTGTAGCGAAACAACGAGAGGAACCGGGAAGTTGCTATTTGCTCCTGAATGAGTTCTCATACAAGGTGGCGAAAGTGTACAGTGGACCTATTCAAAAGGCTCCAGTGTACGAAATGATGCCATCTGGCAACACAGCATTGAACGACGGTATCTGTGAAACTATCGAGACCACAGAAAAGCGAATCAAGAAGACTGGATTGGCGGTAAGACCACAACTTGTCATCTGCGTCGTCGTAACAGATGGTGGTGAGAATGTCAGCATTCGCAAGATTGCGGAAACCGCCGCTAAGGTGAAGGAAGCTCGCGAAAAGGGATGGCAGCTTATCTACCTATGTCAGGACCACGGTTCTGCTAGTTATGCACGAAGTATCGGCATCGAAAATGTGCAGATCTTCAGCCAGAACAAAACTCAGGAAGTATACGCGGCTACAAATAGCCTCGTTTCCCGTATGCGAGAAGACAGTCGCGAAGGTCGTGCTGTCCGTAATAGTTTCACAGCCAAAGAGATTAGCTCATACTCATGAAACTGATCGTTGCCGTAGATCAAAACAATGGAATCGGAATGAATGGAGTAATCCCTTGGAAATGTCCAGAGGATCAAAAGTTCTTCCGATTCCTTACTATGGGTGAGAGAGTGTATATGGGTAGAAATACCTATGAGTCTCTACCCAACCCACTGACTGGAAGATACAACTTCGTAGTGACTCACTCGAAAGAGCCACTACGTGTTGGATTCCATAAGACCACTCTACAGATGATGTACCTGAATAACGATGGTTTCGTCATAGGTGGAGAGATGTTGTATGAAGACTCTCTTAGTCGTAAGAAGGTTGACACTATCTACATTTCTAGAATCAGTTGTCTCTATGAATGCGATCGATTCTTTGAAATGCCAGCAGAATTCAGAAAGGTATCTCAATACAAACTGTCGGAAGACTGTACCGTGGAGAAGTGGATTGTATGACAGCTATCATAAATCTGTTTGGTGGTCCGGGCTCTGGTAAGAGCGTTGCAGCAGCGGAAGTGTATGCTAGTCTGTCGAGGGCTGGTAAGAAAGTTGAGTTAGTTAGGGAATACATAAAAGACTGGGTTTGGGAAGGTCGTAAACGATTTTTCATGGATCAAGTGTATGTATTAGCTAAGCAGATGAGAAAAGAGCAAGTCTGTCTTGGTCAAGTAGACTACATCGTAACTGACTCACCAGTACTTTTGTCTGCATTCTATGAAGACAAGTATGGGAACAACTCAGCAACTCTAACTGAAATCATCTTCAAATATCAAGACGAGATTTTCACTGAGGGGCATACCCAACATAATTTCTTCATGAGTCGCGGATTCAAATACGTTGAAGCGGGAAGATATCAAACAGAAGAAGAAGCTAGGCAAATAGATACAGAAATGAAAACTTTCTGCGATCACAGGAATGTTAAGTACTGTACAGCAGTAGATTCCTTTGAAATATCAAGACTCTTCTTATGATCGCATCCTCTCCATACACCGACGTACCAGACATAGCCAAATTATCGAAACAATCAGCAAGTACGTTGGGGTGTAGCGATGGAAGAGAGCGATATAGCTTCCCAATATTCGAGGTGCTCCGCACCAATAGAAGTCAGCGTAGAAACAGACTTCCAGACAACCCTCTTTATCGAAGATGGACCTATCTACGCTTACGAACCACTTCCAGCAAGTAGAATATCTGTGATCCTACACTTCGATCCTCCCTCTTCCGAAGGCTTACAGGTCAAGTCTAGAACATTCGAAATACCGTACAACAAATCAGGAGCATTACTTGAATTACTTAGAAATCATCCAGAATGTATTGTCCAATGGTGTGCAGAAAACGGCAACCCGCTATGACTCGAATGGAGAAGTAATCCCGGTCGAGAATGGAACTATCGGTACTTTCTGTGAAATTTTCCGACATGATATGTCTAAGGGATTCCCACTAACTACTCTTCGCAGGATGCCTTGGAAGTCTATTCGGGTAGAACTCGAAGGCTTCATCAAGGGTATCACAGATAAGACGTGGTATAAAGAACGAGGATGTAAGTTCTGGGGCCACTG